GTTTGTGGAGCTATAAATATTTATATCTTACACAAGAACAAAGAAGAAAACTCCCAATAAATTCTAAAATGTTTTGCGGTGTCTGTTTAGGAGACATGGGTATTTTAACATTTGGAAATTTTTTATGGGAGAGTAAAATTGGTAAAGGTTTAGTCAAATCAGAGATCCTCCCACAAAGAAAAATTTTTGATAAAATTTTAGAAAAATTTAATTTATATGAACCAGTAGATAAAGCAGATAAAGCGCAGCATGACGTTGCAAGATTAGGATTAGCAAAAGCATTCCAAACTTTAAAAGCTGGATTAAGAGAAATTAATTTAACCTCCCCTATTGAATGTGAGAGATCTGTAGCTTTAACTTTAGATGGCTGCATATTACCCACAATCGGCAGAATAGATTTTGAAGATGAAAATAATTTTGTTGAAATGAAAACAAAACATAGAAAAAAAAATAGACCAAGAAAAGATGGTACTTCAAGTTATTCGTTACCTAAATTAGATGAAGGTTATCTAGGCTGGGAGGAACATATTTCCCAGGTGGCGTTTTATTATTTTGCAAATAACGAAAAAAAGAAACCACACTTGTTCGTAATGAATGAGGAAGAATATAGAATTTATACTCCAGAAAATTGCGATGATTTAAAACCAGAAAATTTAAAAAAACATCTTAATAAATTAACCATGGTAGCAAAGCGTAGAGAAAGAATAATGTCTCGTCATGCTGGAAAAACTACATGGCATCAAGATATAGATCCAGATTTAGATCATTTTTTTTGGAAAAACATGGGAGAGCATAGAGATATTGCAATGAAATTATGGGGTTTAGAATGAAACAAAATATAACAGTTTTAAATTTACAGCCGTGGCTGTTGAAAAAGAATTTAGCAGAACCGAAAAAAAACAATAAAAAACATCGATTGCTCCTTGGAATAATTGTTTTTATCTCCCTCTTTGTGTTGATAGGTTTTGTTAAATATAGCCAGAGTGTCGATGTAGCGATGCACGATAAAGGTTTTAATACAGCAGTATTCTTTTACCTTCATTCAAACTCTGGCTATGCGAAGGAGCTGCATGGGTAATGTTATTAATTTAATTTCACTTGAAGTTTATCTTGCAAGATTAAAAACAAATGGTGGTATGTGGGAGTTCAAGCCTGGCAAATGGATTATAAAACATTTGGAAGTAGAAGGATTGGCCCAACATTACAATATAGAAACAAATATAGATTTAGTACATTGTGATTTAGATAAAGATGTAGCTGTTGTAAAAGCAGTTGCGTTACATAAAACTAAAAAATTTATAACATTAGGAGAAGCCTCTCCTAAAAATAACCAGTTTGAGTATCCAGTAGCGATTGCAGAAAAACGAGCTGTGGATCGTGCAATCTTAAAAGCTCTTGGTATTCACGGCAACGTATATTCAGATCAAGAAATGCCAAATGAAAAACTTAACAACAATGAGAACACGGGTATTAAGTTAAGTCATGCAGACGTAGTTTTGGAAAGAATAAAAACTATAACCCACCAAGCAAATTTAGAGCAGTTAAAAAGTCAAAATAAAAAATTTTTAACAGAGCTTAAAAAAAAAGATTTACCTAGGTTTGAACAATTAAAAAAAGCCTTTGTAGATAGAAACCAGCAATTAACAGAAGGATAAATATATATGGCTGATTTTAAGAAACCACAAGATCCAAACTGGGTGGCAACATTTAGTTTGAAACGTAACACGGATAAAGATCCAAATAAACCAGAGACAAAGAATAGACCAGATCTAATCTTAACTGATAGTGATAAAGTTAATCAAAAGACGGGTAAGCCGTATAGAAAAAACTTTACCATTGATGGTGTTTGGATGGAAGCATCCGCTTATATCCAGGAAGATAAATCATTAAAGATTACTATTAAGAAAACGGGTACTGGTAACGGAGCAGTAGCTCAACCAGCAGCTTCAGCTCTTGAAGAAGCTCCCTGGTAATAAAAAATGGATCAATATGGTTTAACTGCAAAGCAACTAAAACTTTTTAAGTTTATAAAAAACTATATTGCAAAAAATAACATATCGCCATCTTACGATGAAATGAAGGTGGCGATAGGTTTAAAATCAAAAAATTCGATTAAAGAAAGAGTAAGCCAATTAGAAGAAAGAAAATGGATAAAAAAATTACCAGGAAAAGCAAGAAGCATTCAAATCATAAAGCAATGACGCATCCAGATATATTTAAAGAATTTAATTATGAATGTTTAGGAGAGCAGATCCAGGGAGATCATTATAAAAAAATGAAAGTAGAACCAGCTTATTTTATAAGTGAGAATAAGCTCTTGTTTGCTGAAGGAAATGTTGTAAAATATGTGTGCCGACATCAAAATAAAAATAAAGCAGCAGACATCAAAAAGGCAATTCACTATTTAAAAATAATTTTAGAACGAGACTATCCCGATGACTAAAAAAGTTGAAAAATTCTGGAGTGGGAATGCTAGCTTTATTGCTAAAGAAATCTTCCCTTCCGTTTCGGCAGCTGTAAAACAAGCTATACCTGGTAACGCTGCTGTTTATGAAGTTGATGGTAAAACTGTCAGCTTTGAGTTTACTAGGATAAAAGAGGTAAACGATGGCGATAAACCATTACTCTCATCTGGATCAACAAATTCAGATAAAGGAAAAAGAGAGAAAGTCTCTGAACGCAAAGATAACGAGACTTAAAACTAAAAATGGGGGAAAATATCCTCCAGGAATTGCAGCGTTGTCAAAGACAGCTCACGCAAAATTAATTGACGTGATCCAACTGCAAGACCAACAAAGTAAAATAGAAGCATAAATATTTTACTTTAGAACTATTCTAAACTAATTAACTTTAGTAATACCCTCCCTACGCCTAAATAAAGTTACCTTTATGGCAAAATAATATCTTGACTATTACCAAATTGGTAATTATATGTTTTATATGGTTAAAAACTTTCAGAAAAAAAAGTTCGCTACCTACTCTGCATTAGAGAAATACTTTACAAAAAAAATCCTTCCACAAAAAAACAAGTCATCCAAAGTTATTGGTAAGACTTTGCTTTGGTGGGATAAAAAACCAAAGGAGCAATCAATGGGTAAAACCTATCAAGTTGTTTATCTTTCAGATCTTGAGAAGTTAAACAACAAATCTGTTTCAATGGGAAGAAATCAAAACATCCCAGTTTCAAAAATCCAGGAGATGAAAAAAGATGGCAAGGTACTTGCTATAGTTTCTTTTGCTTTTCCTCACAATGAAGTTGAACAAAGATTAATGCTTTATGCTGGAGACAAATACGGCAATATGCTTTTGGATGTCAGCTTCGATGACTTCAAAAAATTCGTTAAACCTTTAACAGTAAAGGAGGCTGCTTGATAGTTACTTATCAAAAAAATCTTAATACTGGTTACGGCAATCACAAAAAAGATTGCGAATACAAAGTACCAAAGATCTCTAACAAAACCGACAAGGGTAAATGGTTAAATTCTTTTGTTAAAAAGTTTTTAACTGGATCTCATAATTATAATTTTGTTGGCAAGATCCATGTAAAATTAAAAACTACTCAATTCAAAATGAATAACGATTTATCTGTGATGGTAGCGTGGTTTAAGAATTTAAAAAAACTTAAACAAGATCAGTTTGTTGGAGAAGTTTTCAATTCTCAATTAGTTTATCAACCAACCCAGGAGGCTGCTTAATGTTTAACAATGACTTTGTTTCAATTTGCAAACTAGCTGGTGTAGAACCATCAGCTGTTTCAAACTTAAATTTTAAACTCCAAGAGGCAGAAAATATTAATGCTCTTACAAAAGAAGATCACGAATTGGTTAAGACTTGCGCTGGCGCAGATCTCTTAACTTCTTCAATGAGCAGAACATATTGTATGTTAGCTGCTGGAGTTTTTGCAAGATGTTTAATCGGTTCAATAGTTAAAAAAAAGGAGGATGCTTAATGGATTATGTTTATGACGCAAAATGTTTTGATACTGGATTTGAAGTGGATAATTATCCATGGGGATTTAGATTAAAAACTAAAAGACGTTATTGGATCGAGACTACAAAGCATGGAGATAGATTTTGTTATGCTACTTTAAATCCAAAAAATAACCAATGGTGTAAACCAAAAAAATCAACTTACAAAGCTGTTATGGTTATGAATACTGAAATAAGCCATAATAAAACTTATGTTAGTTACGATAGTATTATGGTTGGTTGGAGTAATGCTGCTGAAGTTTGTAAATTTGAGCATCAAATTGATAAATCAAAATTATCAAAAGAGCAGCAGAAAAAGATCTGCGAGTGTAAAGCTGTAAATGCCACTAACAAATTATTAGAAGGTAATATTGAGTTTGTTAATTCTACTGGTTGGAGCAAAGAACAGAAAGAAGCTCACGAAAAAAAACAAAAAGAAATTAATCAAAAACTAATTAACATAACAAATCATAACTACGGCCAATGTTTAATTAAAAATAATTTAGGAGGTTAAATAATATGAAAGTTCAAGTTGTTACTGTTGATAGAGCTGGCGGTAAAAAACTATGCGTTCAAGTTGTTTACCAGGTAAACGGCAAAACTAAAAAACAAAACAAAGAAACTTTTGGTTTGAATGAAAAAAGGAAAGCTGAAGCGTTAAGATCTAAACTAGAAAATTCAGACAAAATAGATGTCATCGATCAAAAAATAGATTTTAATTTTGCTTTTGATGAATACTTTAAAGTTATCAATAGCGATCCAGATACGACATCTAAATATAAAGATATGCAAGTAGCATATATTAACAATCATGTTAGACCCCACATCAATAAGCAATATCTATCAGACTATTTGCTATCAGATTTTAGAGAAGTAACTTTACTTGGTATTAAAAATAGCAAAGCTCTACAATGGGTTAAAAAAGGTGGGTTCGGTAGTTATAAGAAAAAAACTGAAACCATTGGTAAAGTAACTATTAGAGCTGCGGTATTAGAATTTAAAAAATTCGTAAATTTTTGTGCCAGCAGACAATGGAAAATTGACTACAACATAGTTAATTTTAAATTCGGGCCAAAATATTTTAAAGATTACAATAGTCAAATTAAGTGGATGCCTACTACTCCAGAGCTGTTAGCTGTTGTCAATAAAGAACCAGATATACAGTTAAGAACTTTTTATAAATGTGCTGCTGAAACTGGAGCTAGATTAAGTGAGCTGCTTGGGATCTGTTATGAGAATGTAGATTTTAATGCTGGTGGAGTGTTTTTAGATCACTCAATAAATGAAGAAAATAACTTTAGACCATACCAGGTAAAGACCCAAAGACGATTTGTTGAAGTATCTGATGAATGTTTAGAGTTATTTAATGTTTGGATGAAAGCGCAAATGTTTCCAGTTACCCATAGAAACGTAAATTTTTTAAATCCAGATATAAATAAAATGGAAAAAAGAACATTTAAAAGAGTGTTTAATATCCCAATTCATGGAGCCAGAAAAAGAGTTAAAGTTTCTGCTAAAAGATTAGGGATCCATTGGCCAAATGGTATGTCTCCTTTTAGAAAGTGGAGCATATCTCGAATGGAAGAACTTAAAATTTTAACAGAAAAACAAATGGATGATAGATTTGGTAATTCCAAAGATGTTAGACAATCTAATTATTTAAGAGATTTGAATTTGAATGAGAAACAAAGAAAAGCTGCTGTCAATCAAATAACCAAAGGATGATAAATGCCAGCACTACAAGAGAAGGAACGAATAGCAAAAATGATGTTCGTTTTAAGAACTATTAGCGGTAAGACACAAGCTAAAATTTCTAAATCTTTAAACTTAACCTTCCAACAAATCCAGAAGTACGAGAAAGCTCAAAATGGAATTGGAGCTGATAAGTTATTTTTACTAGCCAAAAGTCAAGGTTGGGATATTAACTTATTATATAATGGAAACCCAGAAGATGTCTTAATGCGGATCCCTTTATTTAAGCAAGATAGAGTGGCTAAGAAGTTTCGTGAGATAGAAGCTAACATTAGAGAAGAACGCAAGCTACAACGTCTGTATGCTCCATTAATGCCTAAATTAAATCGAGAGCTAGCTGGCGAGAATACATTTCAAGATAAGGAGCTGCCACTTGCTGCTCCAATAAGAGAACATCTTTCAGATAGTTATATTGAGCAAGATAAAAACGATCCTCGATTTTTTAATATTAAAAAACGAGCTTAATAACTATGATTAAAAAGACTAAAAATGATGTTAAATTTGATAAGTTATTAAAGCTAATTTTTAATTTAAAAGTAAAACTCTATGATACTGCTTTTGAACCAGATATTGTTGAAATAGATCAAAAAGCTAAAGCGTTATTTGAGATATATAATAATGGTAGAACACTTAAAGAAGCAGTTAATACTAAAATTAAAAATTTAGCTAAACAAAACGCTTATTTAAAATACGAGCATTTTGTTAAAAAAGAAAAAGAAAAATCATAAAAATTAGAGGGAGCTAACAACTCCCTCGTTACTTTTTCCCCTCAAAAAATATAAAAAAAATAGCAAACTTCTTTGGTTTACTCCCTCGTTTACTCTCTGATGGTTTAGAATTGTTGTGTGCCAATAGCTATTGGTAATATTCGAACCTACCAATCATTTTGGTTTTTATCGTTGATATATAACACTTGCAACCACGATTAGACAAATTTTATTTACCAAAAAGGCTAATAAATAAGGGTTGTATTTCCTAACTGTTATCACATAGCAACATCATTTACTCTCTGATTACTCTCTGATACAAGTCTCAAAAAAAATATATGTCTGGGTGTAGCGTAGCCTGGTAACGCACTAGCTTTGGGAGCTAGGGATCGCTGGTTCAAATCCAGCCACCCAGACCATTATTCAAAAGTTTTATCTTCAGCTCTTTGTTGATCGTCTTTTTTCATACAATCATAATGCGACTTTTCTCCGCCATAAAACGAAACAAAGCTATCTTGATTTGTCATCATTTCAGTACAGAACTTGCAAGTACCTACATTGACAATAATATCTTTAGGTTTTTCCCATGTTTTCTTATTAGCCATTATTCCATAATAAGTTTTTTGATTGATAAAGATCCGTCTATATTTTTTTCAAGTTCAGCCTTAGTCTTTACACAAGAAAAAACTACTCTTGAATTATTAGCAAGCTGTCTCATTGCAACCCTCTTGCCTTTCAAGCAGCTGCTTAAATCTTTCTGAATACGAGCCTCAGAAATCTCATTATTAACAATCATTAAAAGAGCTATAACAACCTCTGTCATAAAATCTTACCTTTATTAGAACCAGCTTTTATTACATAGCCTTGAGTACCATTTGCTCCTATTTCAACTTCTTTTTTTAAATTTTTAACATAGCTCATTTGCTTAGCTTTCTTTTGCATATCAGAAATATATTTTAAAATTTGCCTTGCAATTCTATTCATCAATGGCTCCCGTTAGCTCTTACTTTATCTTTAAGATCTTCTAATTGTTCTTTAATTTTTTCTATATCTTTCATGGCGTAAGTTATATTGACATTGTTATTTCTCATAAGCTCCATCTCTTGCTGGATACTTTCTACTTGACCCGCTATATGTTCAAGCAGCATAAATTGTTCTTGATCCGTTGGGAGCTGCTCAGACTTCTTGAGGAGATCTGCCTGGTGGAGTTCTCTTGAAGTTTCTAAGCTAGTTAGCCTGGCTGTAATTTCTGTATAAGCAAAAATTCCCGCTGCGACAGCTCCGCACAAAAATAAAAGGTTCCTAATTGGGAGGCTGATTACAGAGTTCTCATTAACTTTCATTACATCCCTCCTCTATTCTTAGCTTTCCAGGTTCTCTTCTTATGTTTATTCATACTTGAAAATTTGGGTCTCCTCCCAATACTTGTTTTCTTTGGGATCCTCTCATGTGGTAGTTTATTTACATCAAACTTAATTCTAGCCATAAAATATGATTCTATTTGCTCCTAGGAGCCACGGAGACAGCGATCTTGAGGTAGTCTGGCATCTACATACCCCCCTATTTTTTCTTTCTATCAAGTACGGATTTTGTAATTTTAGTTCCGAAACTCGCAGAAAATACGATGATTACCAAGTACCATACGCTGTCTGGTAAATCATTGATGATTGCTACCCACTCTCTAAAGTTTTCTCTTGTTTGTGGAAACCAGCCAGTAGTAAGCATGGCTATTAGCCACGCCATTAATATCTCATCTTTAATCGAGTTATCCTGGCTTTTAATACGAGCTAAATCTGTATCCTTTGCTGCCTCAATTTCAGCAGCTCTAATTACTTTTGTCTTTTCTGCCTTATGTTGAAAATGACTAGAGACTTTATTGATCCCCATTTTTACCAAAGGATTATTAAATAATTTTAATAAGTGGATCATAGAATACTCCCAGCCATTTCGGCTGCTACTTCTTCACATCGACCAGGCGTTTGCTTATGCCATTGACTATCGATGATCTGAGCAGATGCCTCCTGGAAATCTCCATCTCTTAGAGCTTGCCACATTTTTTTAAATTTAGAAGTTCTTGGTCCACCAAGCTGATAACACATTTGAATTATGCAGCACTTTTGAACATGATTTAATTCTATATCGCCTATAAGTTTCTCAGCATCCGATAAGCAAATACTAAAATCTTTATCGAAATATTCCTCAGCAACTTCAATAGGATAATGCTTACCCTCAACAAGATCGTCATCGGGAAGTACCATATGACCATAACCAAAAGTAGCAATGGAAAGGCTGTCATTATAGATATGATCTCTGTACCCCTCATGCTTTTTAATTTTATTTTTAAGTTCCGTATAATCTGCCATTTTAACTCCTCAAGTTTTATGTGGATCAAAGTTAAGAATTTTAACACCTAAGAACCTTTGTTCCTTTGTTCTTGCTCGGTGTATCTTAGATCCGTTTTTTCTAAAGTTTCGTGTCTTGACATCGTAGGCTGTGTACTCCCCGTTAGTTAAGTTAAGCACCAGTAGATCTATTGGTCCCTTAGAACCAGTAGGCGTAAAGACAACCAGGTTAGGATCAGCAGCAAATCTAGCTTGCGCTAGCAGCTCTGTCTCTAAACCTTTGGCAGCAGTTTTTCTATTTCTGGAAGAAGTAAAAGATCGAGCCAATTAAACCTCCAATTAAAATTATAATTGCAGCAGCTCCTTTACCTCTATTCATAAATGTTTTTAATTCAGATATATCTTTTCTCATTGCATCTATCGCTTTAAATAAAGTTTTCATTCTCTCAGCGCAGACTTTCTCATGGTAAGATATTCTTATACCATTATGATCTTCTACATTTGAATTTGTTGATCTTCTTTTTTTAGATTTCATTTATTGGATTACAGCTAAACCTAATAAAAATATTATGCTTATTAGTTTCAACTCTCCCTATTTCTGTTTGTTTTTTTATAGCCTCATCATACCCAGCCATAAGGCAATCGTAATAATTATCGTATGATGTTGGCATTGTGAACGGCTCCAGGCAGCCATGGAATGTGCTACACATGAGCATAACCAAGGCTATTTTCATAGCAGCTCCTTTGCTGTTTAAATGTTTTTGTTATTTTTTTTTATATATTACCAATTACCTATGGGACATTTTGTATTAGGTAATCTAATTTTTAATGCAATTACACAACCACATTTTTTGCAAATACCTAAAAAACTATTTTCACAAGCGTCACAAATTTTTGCTCTTTCTTCTGTTATCTTACCCATAATAAAGTAGTTGCGTTTCCCATATCCCAACCAGTACTACTACCATTGTTATATGCGCAGTTTGCGTTTGCTTTTGATTGACTGTCATCACCATTTTTAAATCCACCAATATCCCAGTTTCCAGTAGAACCAGGAGACGCTTTATCTGTAAATCGGTTTCCACCACTCATACTGTCAGAGGTTGGTCTTGTTCCATTTTGTGAAGAACAGTTATCTGTAATTTGCGTGTAGGAAAGACTTGCTGGAATAAAATTAGTTTGCATTGAGTTGTTTCCATTTTCCCAAGTAGAACCAACAGAAGAAGTAAAACCATATTTATAAGCATACATTACTCCAGCGGGGTTAGTGTAATAACCCTCTAAAACAAATTCTGTTGCGGCTGCACCAGAAGTAGCTCCATAATCAGAATATTTGTTTGGTAAATTTCCCTCTGATTGTAAATTGCTATGACTTCTTGGGTCATAATTTAAAGCATAATAAGTATTTACGCTTGGGTGTATCCAGTTATGCTGATTAACATGGTGTGCTTTATAGACTAAAGTCCAACCACCACCGCTCATTGACATATCACAATAAACTTGAACCGCACCTTGTCCACTAACATTAATATAGTATAGACCGCTTGTAGTTGTTCCAGTTAAATCTTTAATAGCTTTTGCAGAATTTGCTACTGCTGCTGCAGAAGAACCATCTTGCCAAGTTCTTAAAATAGAAAATGCTCTTGATGATGTATTCGTGCCATCTGTTGCTGAAACAGTAAAATTGTGGGTAATTCCCCCAGCAGTAAAGCTGTCATTAACATTAGGTGTTCCAGTAATTAATCCAGTTGCACTTGCTATTGATAAGCCAGTTGGTAAAGCACCAGACGAAATTGAGTGTGTCACGCTTGAACCCTCTGGGTCTGTTGCACTTGCGTTAAGAGAACCAGATATTGCAACATCTTCAACAACATTTCCTAAACTTCCAGAGGCAGTTGCAAAAGTTGGCGAGGCATTAACATTGAAAGCATCATTTAAAGAACCAGTTAATCCTCCAGATGAAGTGACCGAAACATCAAAAGGTTCTTTAGTAATATCTATTGAGGTTGTCACTCTTGCAGTAATTTGTGATGAGGAATTTACAGCAACTGTAGGGGAGGTATATTCGGTATTATCGTTTCCAATAAATTTTACTGTATCCCCAGTTGCAAAATTTGAACCAGTAATAACTAAATCAAATCCAGCGTCTATTTGTGTTTGTGTTATGTTGTTATTATTAACAGAAGAAACAACTGGTGTAGGTTCAATGGATACAAAATCAGATGCGTTTCTACCCTCAAATTTTCCAGTTGTAGAATTGTATCTAAATTGACCAGTAGTAGAGCCACGCTGAGCTGTAGTACCAGATGCAACTTTAGTTCCCTCTGTACCCGTGTCAGTTATGTTCTCAAATTTAAAGTCAGCAATGTCCCTAGCTTTAGTCATAAGACTAAACCTCCTATATTAGTTTTTAAAATTATTTTATTAAAGAACGATTGTATTCGCCTCATCCTCAGTTAATGGCTCTCCAGCAATTAACTTTGCTTTAGCACTAGCTTTAAGATTTTCTTGATTTGCAACTTCATCATCTCTTGCTTGTGTATCAGCGTCAGCTTGTGCCATATCAGCGTCTCTTACAGCTTGTTCTTCTGCTGTCATTTCTCTTTCAACACCATTTTTAGTTGGTGTAAACTCTGTTATTTTTGACATATTATTTTCTCCTTTAAATTATGCTTTAAGTCCATATAGTGTCCAACCAAAATCTACAAAATCTCCGCCATTTGGATAGAATGAAAGACCTGTAATTGCGCCTAAATCATTTATCATACCCGTATAGTGTGTGTTATACCAGTATGATGGATCTAATTCAGCACCTTTCCAGTGCATTTTACATCTAGTTGTTGTGCTTAATGGGTCAAAAATTGTAAACTCCCCACAAGCACCCGTATCATTAGCGGCATTCCAATAAGAATGTGCTATAAAATGATTGCTGTTCCACCCCGCAATACTACCCTCATTATTTCCAGAGCTACTTACTCTGTTATATCTTCCAGAATATCTATACCAACTACTTGATTGTGCCGCACCATTTTGATTAAATCTAACTTTTATCCAGTTATTTTGCATCCTTGAAGTAACATATAATTTATAAGTTTTGTAATCAGATGTAAAATAACCATCTATTGAAATGTCATTACTATTATTAATTCCAGT